GGCGACCTTGTGAACAAGATGAACAATTTTGCCACATCCGCACAGTTCAGTCAGGCATTTGCTGATGTCAATGCCCCCATAGCCGGTGGCGGCAATCCCCTACAAGCAGGAGTAGTAGCAGCCAAAGGGTTCACCAGCACAGTGAATAGAACCAACGTGAATCAGGCCACATCTGCAATAATCGGTGATGCCAAAATTGAGACTCCGGATTTTGCACCACCGGCAGCCGCTGCACCTGTTGCTGCAACCAACGCAGTATACACTGGCCCGCTCACCACACCTGTACTCACAGCAGCCCAACTCAATGCTTTGAGACCAGCCACAGCAAGACGAATTCTCGATGAACTCTACGAAGACATGCGTGATCTCATACGCATCAATGAACGGCAAATCAAAGATGCAGAAAAGTTCGGAGCCTATTATGCCGATGTGGGAGACACTGTTCGTGCAGCAGAGTCTTTAGGAAGAATCCCTAGATATCGTGCCGAGATAGCACAGGCTCGCGCAAATCAGGATGTTATTGTTGCGGCACTGAATCGTTTGGGACCTGTGAGCGCATCTTCGCCTCCATAAATATCGTATGTCTACATTCATTGGATTCAATACTCAAAATCAATACAAAAAATTCACCCTGGTGGATACCGAGTTGATCAAGCGTGACCTACTCAATGCTTTTAATATCACACAAGGTCAATTGCCCGGCCGGCCAGGTTATGGTACTATCTTGTGGAGTTTCTTGTTTGAAAGCCAAGATCAGACCACTCTCAGCAACATAATCAAGGAAGTGCAACGGGTGGCCGGCGGCGATCCCAGAATCAATCTCATTGATGCTCTGGTATTTCCTCAGGAAAACGGTGTGCTGATAGAGTTAGAAATACAATTTGCCCCAAATACCAACGCTGAACTCTTAAGTGTGTTTTTTGACCAACAGCAACGCATAGCAAATTTTGCTTTAAGTTAGCCGTTTATTTTGTTGGTAAATAACAAAACAATAAAACATTATGGCACGCACTACTAGACAAACAGTTGTATTCGGAGTTGAAGACTGGAAACGCATCTATCAGACTTTTAGAGAAGCGGACTTCCAGAGCTATGACTTTGAAGCTTTACGAAAAAGTTTCATAGACTATCTACGTCAATATTATCCTGAAACATTCAATGACTACATTGAATCATCAGAATTTATTGCCATGCTGGATGTGATCGCATTCATGGGTCAGGCCATGAGTTTCCGCAATGACCTAAACACCCGCGAAAACTACATTGACACAGCCGAGCGCAGAGACAGTGTGGTACGTCTGGCCAATCTTGTGAGTTACACTCCCAAGCGCAACACAGAAGCACAGGGATACCTCAAAGTATTTTCGGTGCAGACCACAGAAAATGTAGTTGACTTCAACGGCATTGATCTTGGCGGGGTCACAGTGAACTGGAATGATCCCACAAACTTCAACTGGGCCGAGCAATTTGCTACCATCATCAATGCAGCCCTGGTGAATACTCAACGTGTGGGTCGTCCAGGAAATCGCACTACCATCCTGGGTGTGGACACATCTGAATACAGTATCAACTTGGTGCCAGGCTTCTTGCCAGTTTTTCCATACACAGCCACAGTGGACGGAGTAAACATGCCGTTTGAGGCAGTAAATTCCACATCGGTAGGAACACCAGCCACTGCTCCGTTTGTGTACGAACCCCCTCCGTTGCCCAATGGTATTTTCAATCTGTTGTTTCGCAATGATGCACTGGGTTTTGCCAGCGCCAATACTGGATATTTCTTCTACTTCAAACAAGGTGTGTTGCAGAATCAAGATTTCAACCTTGCTGAACGTATTCCTAATCGCACAGTGGACATCAACATTGAAGGGGTGAACAATGAAGATCGTTGGTTGTTTCAACTGGACAATGTAGGCAATGTATCTGCCGAGTGGAAGTATGTAGAATCTGTATATGCAGCAGCTCAGGAGCAATTGGCACCTGATCAACGAAAATTGTTTTCTGTGACCAGCAGAGCCAATGATCAGATCACATTGACCTTTGGCGATGGTGTCTTCTCTAGTGCGCCAGTGGGATTATTCCGTTGCTATGTTCGTGCCAGTAACGGCCTCACATATATCATCAATCCAGATGAGATGCAGAGCGTGGCCATACCCATCAGTTATGTCAGCAGATCAGGACAGTTGCAGACTCTTACATTCACCTGTGGTATCACCACTCCGGTGAGCAATGCTCAGGCTCGAGAAACCCTGGATCAAATCAAACAACGTGCCCCGGCTAGATACTACACTCAGAATCGCATGGTCAATGGTGAAGACTACACCAACTTTCCATTCACGGCCTACAACAGCATCATCAAGAGTTATGCATTGAATCGTGCCAGCATCGGCACCAGTAGATATCTTGACCTAGTGGACAACACAGGAAAGTACAGTAGTACAAATATCTTTGCCAGTGATGGTGCCATCTGGGAAGAAAATCAATTACCCACATTTTTGTTCACCTGGATCACGAGAAATGAAGTGGCCAGTGTGATCACTAATCAGATACAGCCGTTGTTGGTTACCAATGCATTCACACAATTCTACTATGCCAATTTTGTCAGGCCTAACCTGTTAGTGAACAATCTCACCTGGCATCAGAGCACCACCTTGGCCAACGAAACCACAGGATACTTTGTGAATTCTCTAGGAAATCCCACTGCTATCAGCACATATTCCAGCACCAACACCAAATACATACAAGTGGGTAGCCTGGTAAAATTTGCTGCACCTGCAGGCTATTATTTTGATTCCAACAATCGACTCCGGTTGGGAATACCCACACTGGCATCTGAACGTCTTGAATTATGGGCCAGCCCTGTGAGCATATATCTTGATGGTACCAATCAAGGGCAGGGCAACTTTACCAGCGGAAGACTTGCTGGCCAAGGTCCAGTAGTGTTGAATAACTTTATACCCACTGGTGCTATTCCGGTACAGGTTATTCCGTTGTTGATAACAGATATTCCCACCAGTCTTGAAAACAGCATAGCTGATCAGATCTTGTTGTACAGGAATTTTGGTCTAGGGTATGACAATCTCACACAGACCTGGTATTTGATCACATCAAACAATCTTGCTGTGGATGCTGATTTCAGTCTGGCCAACGCACAGAGTACCTCTGGCACTAACCAAGATGCTTCGTGGATGATACAGGCTGTGACCGACGGTGTAAAATACACTGTGACCAGCCGTGCATTGGTATACAACTTTGGATCAGTACTGCAAACTAGATTCTTTTTTGAAACCGGCAATCGTATCTATGATCCAAGAACCGGCAACACCATCAGTGATTATGTAAATGTGTTACGAACCAACAGCCTCCCTGATTCAAATAGTCCATTGCCCGGTGATATCTATCTCAGTATTATCGGGCAACCTGTGCAATCGGATGGTTTTGTGGATGACTATCAGGTCATAGTTAGCTATCGAGACAGCGATAGTGATGGTATAGCCGACGATCCGGATTTCTTTGATGAGATTGTGGCCCCTGATGTGAACCCAACTACCAAATATGTGTTCTTTGAAAAGACCGTGGATTTTGATAATCTGCAACGCTATCTCTTGGTTGAACCAACGCGAGTAAACAGTGACTATGCCACACAAGATGATATTGAATTGGTCAAGACCGAATATATCATTGGGCAGATTTTTTACGCATATGATCAGGAAATCTACACAGGGCCGCTTACAGGGCAGATTGGTGCATTTTATGAGCTGGTGATCAATGGCGACGGTGTACGAACTCTAGTGGATGTCACTGCCGATTGGTTGTCCCGAGTGGGCCGCTCGAGCCTGTATTTCCAATACCGACACAATGCTCCTCTCACAGATCGTATAGACCCGGGCACCACCAACATTATTGATCTTTATGTGGTCACACAAAGTTATTACACTGCCTACACCAACTGGATTAGAGACAGTACTGGCACCGTGCCCAAACCTGATGTTCCTACTATCAATGAACTCAGTACTGCTTACCAGGGACTCAACAACTACAAAATGATCTCAGACAACGTAGTGGTAAATTCAGTCACATTCAAACCCTTGTTTGGTCCCAAAGCAGCAGAAAATCTTCGAGCCACTATCAAGGTGATTCGTGCTGCAAATTCGACCGCCAGTGAAAGTGAAATCAAAACTCTAGTGGTAGCCAATCTTGATCAATACTTCAGTATTGATGCATGGAATTTTGGCGATACCTTTTATTTCTCAGAGCTGGCAGCTTACATACATCGCAACATGGGGGGTATCGTGAGTTCAGTAGTGTTAGTTCCACTGGACCCACTGAAATACTTTGGTGATCTTTACGAAATACGGTCAGCTCCCAATGAAATCTTTGTGAATGCAGCCGGTGTGAGCAGTGTGGAAGTGATCACAGCATTGACATCAACCAACATCAGAACTGCACCAGGAAGCGGAGTTATCTAATGGCTAGAACCAGAACAGTAGATTTCCTACCACCAATATTCCAAACTACTACTAACAAGCAGTTCTTAGCAGCCACACTGGACCAACTGGTACAGGAGCCCCAGTTCAAGAAAACACAGGGATTTGTAGGACGCCATGTGGGTCCGGGTGTGAACCCTAACGATTACTATGTGATCGAACCAGATGCCACTCGAGCGAACTATCAGCTTGAACCCGGTGTGATCAGTCTGGTTCCGGATACCAACACTATCTCGGATGCTATCACATATCCGGGCATCACGGATGCCATCGGCCGCCAAGGCGGAATTACCAACAATGCTGCAAGATTGTACACCAGTGAATACTACAGCTGGGATCCCTTTATAAACTTTGACAAATTTTCCAACTACAGTCAATACTATTGGTTGCCTGCGGGACCATTAGCAGTGGATGTGAGTGCTACCACCATCCCCATTACTGATACTTTTGATGTCACAAGATCAGATAACTATTATGAGTTTTCGGGCGTAAACGGCAATAATCCTGTGCTTACTTTGGTACGCGGTGGCACCTATGAGTTCTCAGTAAATCAAGCACCTAACCCGTTCTGGATACAAGCGGAACCGGGTGTGAATGGTTTATTGTCTTATGCTCCAAATATTAGTTCAAGAACTATATTAGGTGTGACAAATAATGGTGAAGACTCGGGCACAGTTACCTTTAGTGTGCCTTACAAAAATGCTCAACAGTTTTATTATAACTTAGAACTCGCGCCCACTGTTCCTACTCCAGGGCAAGTGGATCTGATTACAGATTTGCAACTTGAACAAATCGATGGTGTATATCTTGCTGATTTCTTGGCCGAGTATCCGTCGGGCATTGATGGAATCACCAATCTTGATAGTCGAACATTAGTATTCAGCAGTTCTGCGGTAGAGCCTTATGTATGGCAGATACAGTATGAGACCACTGTGGGCGGTGTGGTTATTACATTGTCGCCCATATTAGAAGTTTCCACGTTGAACAAATTCACCATAATGTTTGGTACTGAATGGAGCACCACACAATGGTATCGCAATGCCGAAGGATACTTTGAACAGATTCCTTTGCTGACTGCCGTGAAAGATCTGCTGTGGTATCAAGATGGCACCAACCCAGAAATCTTTGGACAGATCCGACTGATAGATCCAGCCGATTCCGAAACTATCAATGTAAACACAGACATCTTGGGCAAAACCAACTATACAGCTCCCAATGGTGTAGTGTTCACTAACAATCTACAGATCACGTTCCGTGGCAGTGTGACACCTACCAGTTACGAAAATCAAACATACTATGTGGCCGGTGTGGGCACCGCTATCCAGCTGCTACCGGTCAGCAACTATGTCACTCCGGAAACTTACACCGAGAGTGCTACAATACCTTTTGATTTTGTGCCTTTTGATGTAGGAAACTTTGATGGCAGTTTGAATCAACCTGTGCAGCTGGATTACATCACCATGGCGTTAGATAGTCCGGATCTCAATGCCTGGAGCAGATCAAATCGTTGGTTCCACATTGACGTGATCACTGCTTCTGCTGAATACAATAACACCACGGCCGTGTTGGATAATGCACAACGAGCCAAACGCCCGATCATCGAATTCCGCGGTGGCACTAGATTGTACAATATGGGCACCCAAGCCAAGCAACCGATAAACATCATTGATCTCAGAGAAACTGATGCACTTTCCAATATCAATGGGCAGATTGGTTATGCAGTGGATGGATATATATTCCAACAAGGAACCAGGGTGATCTTTGCAAGAGATTTAGATGCCCAGGTGCGAGACAAAATATATGTGGTCAACTTTATCACACCTGCCACTGGTCCATTGCCCGACAGCACATTGTATGCCCAACCCGTCATTGATCTTGTGCCTGCATCTGATGCAGAAGCCCTGGTTGATCAGTGTGTGGTGTGTTTAAGTGGTAGCACATTGCAAGGTATAACCTTCCGCTATGACGGAGAACAATGGATTCGCTCACAAGAAAAAACATCTGTGAATCAAACACCCATGTTTGATGTGTACGACCAAAATGGATACAGTCTGGGCAATCGAGCAGTATACCCCAGTACAACTTTTTCAACAACCAAGAACAATCTTGGCGACACAGTTGGCGGTAGTGCATTGTTTAGCTATGCCACAGGAACCAGTGGAATAGCAGACACAGTTTTGGGGTTTCCTTTGCGTTACTTCAGCCTGAATAACATAGGAGACATTGTTTTTGACAACAACTTGTACACAGATACATTTGTGTATGTCAAAGACAATATCAGCACAACTGAAAACATCAGCATTGGACATGTACGCCAATATGCAAATAGAACAGTTTATGCAAAAGAAATTGGCTGGCAAACCGCAGTGGTCAAAAGCCAGATCTATCAACAATTCAGTTTCACTTACACCAGTGTGGCCATCACAGGATCTATTGCTGGCACCACACTCACAGTCACGGTACCCCCTGCTGATGGAGTATCTTTACAGCTGGGTCAAACACTCAGCGGCGCAGGCGTTACTGTTGGCACACAGATCACAGAGTTTCTTACTGGCACCGGGGGAGTAGGAACATACGCCGTATCATCATCTCAGACTGTGTATTCGGAAGTGATGGCAGTGACATCTCCCTTGATACTAGATGTGGCCGTGGTACCAACTGGTGCTGTGCCCAGCATCAAGGTATATGCTACCAGCCTGAGCCAAAACTACAGCAGTCTATTTCAAGATCCTGGAACATATTCATTTACAACCACCGACAATACCACCACCATAAGATTCAACACCACCACCAAGATAGTGCCCGGCGATATCATTGAAGTGCTGGCTCTGAGCGATCAAGTCAGTGCCGTGGGATTCTACCAGGTGCCTATCAATCTAGAAAACAATCCGCTAAACGGTAACAGTCCTAGTTTTACTCTAGGAACTATCCGCACTCATTATGATACCATAGCACAAAATCTAGTGAATCTAACCGGTGCTGTAAATGGAGCCAACAACTCAAGAGACCTGGGCAATATTATACCGTATGGACTGAGCATACTGCAACAAAGTTCTCCCATGACCTTGGCAGGATATTTCTTCCGAAAACCCGAGTACAACATATTTGCATCCTTGGAATACAATTCAAGAGAATACGAAAAATTCAAAGCACAGTTTTTGAATCAGGCTGTGACCGGCGACTATGTGAACATGACCATTCCGGAAATAATCAATGCGGTGTTTTCTGAACTCAACATTGGGCGTACCAGTTCTAGTCCATTCTACTGGTCTGACATGCTGCCCACAGGCACAGTATATACACAGTTACAGACCACAGTAACTCCTATAACCGATGCAATTTTTGATCTCACACAGGTATTCAACTATACCTCGGCCAATTATCAAGCCTTGCTGGTGTATGTGAATGATCGATTGCTCACAAGACATATTGAATACATAGTCAGTACCGATGCTCCTGTTATCACTATTCTAGTGCCACTCACAGTGGGAGACGTAGTGACCATACAGGAATATGAAGCAACCTACGGCAGCTATGTACCCAATACTCCTACCAAGTTGGGATTATATCCTGCATTCGTGCCGGAGATTTTCCTAGATGAGACTTATGTAGATCCGGTGTTTGTGATACGTGGGCACGATGGATCAATCACACGAGCGTTTGGCGATTTCCGTGATGAGTTGTTGTTAGAATACGAAACCAGGATCTACAACAATCTCAAGCTAGATGGCAACCCCGTACCACTCACGGCAGTGGAAGTAATTCCTGGAGAATTCCGTACCACGGATTATACACTGACAGAAATTCAAGAAATCCTGAATCCTGATTTCTTGACTTGGGTAGGGTGGAACAAACTGGATTACAAAACACAAGATTATGTATCTACCAATCAGTTCACTTGGAATTACTCCACAGCATCAAACAAGCTCACCAACAATGAACCACTGACCATTGGCGCCTGGCGCGGAATTTACAACTATTTCTATGACACCATCTATCCCAATACCAGACCTTGGGAGATGTTGGGATTCAGTGAACGTCCGGTGTGGTGGGAGTTGCAATATGGCCCGGCTCCGTACACATCTGGTAACTTGGTGTTATGGGAAGATCTTGCGGCAGGTCTGGTAAGAGATCCTGTGGCACCTTATGTGCGTCCGGAATATGTGCGTCCGGAATTGTTGCAAGTGATACCCGCAGGCAGCGAAGGTGCATTGTTGAGCCCCATGGAGGTAATGGTAGGTAACTTCAACAGCAACAATTTCCGTCGCAGTTGGGTAGCCGGTGATGACGGCCCTGTGGAAAATGCATGGCGCACATCCAGTGCTTATCCATTTGCCATCATGAGATTGCTGGCACTCACACGCCCTGCCGAATTTTTCTCATTATTTGCTGATAGAGATCTATATCGATTCAACACTGACTACGACCAGTACCTGTACAATCATCGCTATAGACTAGATGCCAACGGCATAGAAGTCTACGGTAATGGCACTAGCAAAGCCAGCTATATTGACTGGATCGTGGACTTTAATCGCCAAAGCGGTATCAATTCCACTGATGTGCTCACCGCTGATCTTAAAAATCTTGATGTGAGATTGTGTTATCGGATGGCCAGTTTCTCAGGAAAGAATTTATTAGGAATCTATACAGAAAAATCCAGCCCCAACAGCTTGAACTCCACTTTGTTGCTGCCCGACAACAGTTACAATTTGTTGTTTTACAAAAACGTACCATTTGATCAACTCACCTACTCCAGTGTGATAGTACAAAGCACCAGCAACGGCTGGGCGGTGTATGGGTACAGCTTTAATCAGCAATACTTTAACATCCTGCAAAGTCTAGTCAACGGCAACTTGGCCACTGTTTCGGCCGGTGGCAGCTCAGTTCGAGTTCCTGTGAATTACTCAAACAATGTGGTGCAAATACCTTACGGATATGTGTTCACCAACCGAACCTTGATGGTGGATTTCTTGTTGAGTTACGGTGCATTATTGCAGCAACAGGGATTGATATTTGATTCTATAGAAAATGGATATGTGCTAGATTGGAATCAGATGGCCAGCGAATTCTTGTATTGGAGTAATCAAGGTTGGAACATTGGATCGATCATCAATCTCAATCCCGGAGCTACTAAATTGATCGTGGAACGTGCCGGCGCCATAGTGGATAGTATCGCTGTTCAGACTGTGGAAAACATGGTGCTCAATGCAAATCGAACACCATTCAACGCCAGAGACCTTGTGATTGAAAGATTAGATAATACTTTCACTATCACCAGCTTGACCAACGAAACCATCAATTTCCTCAACATCAAATTTACCAATTACGAAAATATGATTGTGTTGGACAACACCAGCATCTTTGCAGATTTGTTGTATGATCCTGTCACAGGTGCAAGACAAAGTCGTGTAAGACTAGTAGGCTGGACCACCACTGAGTGGAACGGTCAGTTGGATGCACAGGGATTCATATTAAATCAAGACAACATCAAGCCCTGGGATCCACTCAAAAAATATTCTCGAGGCGAAATTGTAAAATGGAAAAATACCTATTACAGTGCCACAGACATTGTACAGCCATCGTCTGAATTTGATATCAATCAGTGGACAGTATCAGACTATACTTTGATCCAACAAGGTCTATTGCCCAACTTGGCCAACAAGAGTGATCAGCTGGCCAACAGTTACAATGTTTATACTGCTAATCTTGAACTCAATCAAGATCTGTTTTCGTATGCGTTGATTGGATGGAAGCCAAGGCAGTACATGGTAAATCTAAATCTTGATTCTACCAGTCAGGTACAACTATATCAACAATTTCTAGGAACCAAGGGTACGTTGCGTGCAGCTGAGATATTCTCGTTTGCCGATCTGGACCGGGGAGTTGCACAGTACGACATCTATGAAAACTGGGCGGTGTTAAGAGGCACATATGGCGCTAATGCAAATCGTAGTTTCTATGAACTACAGCTCAATGAAGCATTGCTTACTGCCAATCCCAGCACCATACAGGTGATATTGCCAAACGAATCAAGCCTAGCCGATCAAACAGTGTTGTTAGGCGACCTATGGAAAAGCAGTTACAAGTTACCTAGCCCTGAAATACTGACTACTACAACCATTCCTGTGACTGATACGGCTTTGCCTAGTGCAGGATATGTGAACTTTGATGATGTCGACATCACAGTTTTTGATATCACCAACACTGCTTCATTGAATGCAAACCTTGATTCCATTGGACTGGGCACAGTGATATGGGTGGCCAAGATCAATAACTATGACTGGGGAATTTACAGGACTAGCCAATTGCCCGGGTACTTGACGTCAGTGACCACTAATCTCGATGGTACCAGTGTGTTTACTTTTTCACAATCACAAAGCATCACAGCAGGAAATCTGTTTATTGTGCGATTCTTCTCGGCCGAAGTGGATGGAGTATATGAAGTATTGAATGTGCCAACTCCTAATCAGTTGGTGGTCACATTTAGTTTCCTTAACGCCAATCAGATCACTGCCACAGGATCAGGCATTGGATTTATGCTACAGACACAACGTGTGAGTCAAGCCAGCAACGTGATCACCTTACCGTACGCCAATAGTCTTATTCCTGGTAACAAAGTATGGGTAGACAACAACGGACTAGGACTGTGGCAAGTGTTGGAAAAGCAAGATGTGTTCACCTCTGCCACAGAGATCAAAGCCACAGCCCCGGTTTCCAACAGCCAATTTGGTCAGAGCGTGGCTCAAAGCAAAGACAATTTATATGCATTAGTTGGTAGTCCGGCGTTGGATTCGGGTGTTGGCGCTGTGTACACGTTTGTTCGTACACCAATCAACCCATTTACAGAAAATTCTTTCCTTGAACTCAATGCAGCCGACACACTACGATTTGGTCAGTCAATCAGCATTGGCAATCAAACTTGGCAAGTGGTTGGTGCTCCGGCCAGCTACAACAACCGAGGCTATGCAAGCGTGGTATACCGCACCCCGGGCACAGTGAGTTTTGCTATCTCGGCGCTGCTTACAGTGCCCGACCCTAGAGATCTGCAATATCCAGCAGAATTTGGCCATAGTGTGGCTGTGAGTCGCGACGAAAGATGGATGTATATTGGTGCACCGGGCATCAACAAGGTATTTGCATATGGATTGGTAGAAGTTGAAGCTCAATCAGTGAGTTATGTCACCAATGGATCAACTACTGTTTTTAATTACAGCGATTATATCGTGATTGATGATCAAGAAGACCAGCAGATCATTGTGATTTTGAACAATAAACCGATGACCTATGGTGTTGATTATATACAGACCAGTACCAGCGTGGTGTTTACTTCGACGCCAGTGAGTGATCTAGTGTTACAGATCATCCGTAGAACCACAGCATCCTATGCCGGTGATGGTGCAACTAGAACATTCTCACTAAATGAATACCTATATAGTGCAGTGAATATCCACAGCTTCCGGGTAACAGTTAACAATGTGCTGCAACGGCCAAACATCGACTACACATTCAATGCCGATGACAGTGCTTTTGGCAGAGATTTGATATTTGAAACAGCCCCGGCTCTCAATGATGCTATTGCTGTAGCCACCAACAGTTATTACACTTTTGTTGACACTTTAGAATTTACCATAGCATTCACAGCGTCAATCACTGGCACCACCATGACTGTGAGCTCGGTACCTATTGGTGCGCCATCACTTACCGTGGGCATGATCCTGAGTGGCACAGGGATCGCACAAGGCCTACGGATCACAGCATTGATCACGGGCACTGGCGGAATTGGTACTTACCAGGTAAGCCAAAGTCAGAGTGTGGCATCTACCACGGTCACTGCCAGACTGCCCGACACAGCTAGATTTGGCGAAAGTGTGGCTTGTACTGTGGATGGCCGTCAGGTCATGATTGGCACACCCAACGATTATTACAGCAGTACCGCAGAGGCCGGTGCTGTGTATGTGTACGATCGTTCAGTGCAGAATTTTATCATAACTGATGCTGCACAGACATCTTACACTGTTGATGGTAATCTCTTGGTAGCGCCCACTTCGGTGATCTTGAACAACACATTCCTGACCAACACACAAGGTAATCTTACTGGAACTTTTTCTATAAACGGAGCCACAGTCACAGTCACGGCTGCACTAGCTGTGGGTGATATATTACAGATACAAGCCAACACCTTCAATCTGTTACAGATTATTGGTGCCAAGTCTCCCAAAGCCGCCGCAAACTTTGGTGCATCAGTGGACATCTGTAGATATAGTTGCAGCCTTTACACCGGCGCTCCGCAGGATGGCTCGGTGTTGGAAAACGCTGGATCAGTGCAACGCAATATAAATCAAAGCAGAGTATACGGCACCACAACCAGTACCAATGCCAACGCATTATTGGTGCCTGGTGAAACCATCAGGATCAATGATCAAGAAGTTGCGGTGAGCACACCCGATTATTGGAGCAGTATCGCAGCCTATGAAAAAGATGACATTGTTGAATACGCACAAGGCCTGTACATAGCCATCCGTGCTGTACCTGTAGGCACAGCACTCACCAACACCACATACTGGCAAACCAGTGGATGGCCTGCGGTGTTGGCGCAAGATATCAATGCGTCTGGAATCTCCAATGTGATCGCCAGGGCAGGCACAGCAGGAACCAGCAGTTATGGATTGTTGACCATCAGTGTGAAAAATCTTCTGGCTGCAGAAGAAGGCAACAGGCTCACTGTGTTACCGGGCTTGATCGGGACAGTGTTTCAGAGCCTGGTGTTCAACACCTTTGCATACACCCAGACCATTACCAGTCCGGCACCGGTAATCAATGCTGGATTTGGATCAGTTGTAAACATCGACACGTCGGCCCTGACACTCACAGTTGGTGCGCCCAACGGCAACCTGTATCGTCCAAACACCTTTGATAAGGCAACCACATATTTTGATAGTCGCGCTACCACATTCAATGGCCCACTGTATCAGAGTGGTGTGGTATACACATATGATTATCTCTCTAGCGCATCAGACTCTGTGAGTGACCCAGGCAAATTTGTGTTTGGGCAACAGATATATGATCAACGAGTACGAGAACTGGATAAGTTTGGTACAGCAGTAAGCTACACAAATGGTGTGTTAATGGTAGGTAGCCCGGGCAGTGATGTAGACGACAGCACCTTGAGCGAGTTGAATTATGGCCGCGTGGCAGTGTTTACCAACGCTGATCAATCTCCAGCATGGGCAGTGATACATGAACAAGTGCCAGTGGTAGACACAGCATTGATCAACTCAGTATACAGTTATAATGCAATCACCGGCGCCAAGACCACTTTCTTTGATTTCTTTGATCCATTGCAGGGCAAGATTCTGGGAGCAGCAGCGGAAAACATCAATTATATTGGTGCTGTGGACCCTGCTGCTTACAATGTGGGTGTGGTAAACAACTACGGAAGAATCTGGGCAGATTTACATGTGGGTGAAATTTGGTGGGATACCAGTACAGTGAGATTCGTTGACCCCAACCAAGACAACATCACTTATGCTGCACGCCGCTGGGGACAGGTATTTCCTGGATCAGTTGTGGCCATCTATCAATGGGTCAGCAGTTCTGTGCCACCGGCCAATTACATCGGTCCAGGAACTCCTCGGGATATTGTGAGTTACAATATAACCACCGGGCTAAATGCTGATAATATTTTTGCCACTACCTATTATTTTTGGGTATCGGGCCTCACCACCACCAATACCTCAGCGGGAAAAACTCTGCCTATCACTGCTGTAGCAAGATATATTGAAGATCCCAGAAGTTCCGGCGTGCCTTATGTGGCTTTTCTCAGCGCCAGCGCCACTGGTATCTACAATGCTGTGAATGATATATCTGCTCAAGATACCATACTCAGTATTGAGTTTGATCGAGAGCTTACGGATGCCAATGTTCATGTGCAGTACAGCTTGATCCCCCAAGATCGTGCTGATGGATTCTTGCCCGATACATTGTATCTCAAATTCCAAGACAGTTTGTGCGGGGTAAACTCAACTGGTGCTCGGGTGCCTGATCCAGGACTCAGCATAGCCAATCGTTATGGCGTGCAGTTCCGCCCACGTCAGAGCATGTTTGAGGACAGATTCCTGGCATTGAAAAATTATTTCACCAGAGTAAATTCAGTGTTGGCACAGTATCCTATCACAGAGATACGTAGTTTTCCATTGCTGCTCAGCAGAGAACCCGAGCCGCCTGTGGGATCAGGAGCATGGAACAAGAGAGTGGCCAATCTTGAAGAACTCAGCTACCAAGATTTTGCCCAAGTTCCGGTAGGATATCTATATCTGGTAGCAAGTGATTCCACTCAGAATGGTCTCTGGACCATCTATAGTGTGACTGCCACAAAGACCTTTGCCACATTGGATCAAGTTCGAGTACAAAATTATGACACACGCAGATATTGGAACCATATTGACTGGTATCTTCCTGGATATAATCGCAGCAAACAGATCATCGCCACAGTGGCCATATACAGTGACCTTGCCAAATTAAGCGTGTATCAAGCGCCAGTGGGATCCAGTGTTCGAGTCTCGGCCAATTCACAGAACAAATGGGAAATCTATCTCCGGGTAACCACCAACACATGGAATCGAGTGGCATTACAAGATGGAACCATTGAAATTTCCGCTGTGTTATGGGATTATCAATTGGGCAGATTTGGGTGGGACGTTGAAGTATTCGATGCACAATACTTTGACCAAGAACCCGTGATCGAAACCCGCAAGATAATCCAGTCTATCAATCAAGAACTATTGGTTGATGAGCTGTTGATAGAACGTAACCGCGCATTGATCTTGATGTTTAATTTTGTGCTGAGCGAGTTTGAAGCACCTGATTGGTTGAGCAAGACTTCGTTGATTGACGTGAATCACACCATACGTGAATTGCTGCCATTCCAGACTTATCGTCGAGATAATCAAGACTTTGTGGTAGATTACATCAAAGAAGTCAAGCCTTATCACGTGCAGATCCGCGAACTCAATCTCATCTACAACGGCCTGGATGATTACCAAGGCACACTTACAGATTTTGATGTGCCTGCATATTATGATACCGATGTGATACCCAATCAGTTTGTGAGCCCCATACTTACACCATATGATGTAAGCACAGCAGTTGGTACAGGAACGCCTAGTGATGCCAGTGATGTGGCCGCTGACAGTCTCATATGGCAACAACAGCCGTGGAGTTTTTGGTATGACAACTATGCCCTAGGCGTGGTCAGCGTGAATATTGCCAATGCAGGATCAGGATACACAGTACCCCCTGTGGCCACAGTGACCGGAGATTGTGTCACTCCTGCTGTGCTCACGGTTCTAGTCAACAGCGCCGGACATATCACAGGAGTCACTGTGGTAGACACCGGATCAGGATATACCACAACTGCGATCATCACTCTTGATGGCGGCAATGGCACAGGTGGACAACTTGTGGCAGTGATGGCCAATGCCTTGGTTGATGACACAGCATACAATCTAGTGCGTAGTTTTGGTGTCACTATGAAGTATGACAGATATCAATATGTGACTACCATTGTGGATTGGGAACCCAATGTATCCTATGACAACGGAACTCAAGTACGCTACGACAACAGAGTGTGGGAAGCCAACAGTTCTGATTCCACAGCAGTTGATACTGCTACATTTAATCCTGCAGACTGGCTGCTGGTGAATGCTGCCACACTGAGCGGTGTAGATCGTACCATGGGCCTGTATGTGTCCACGGTGAACGAACCAGGTTTAGATCTGAGTCTGCTGATCGACGGTGTAAGTTATCCCGGAGTGCAAGTATCTGCTCCGGCATTTAATCAGAACACTGGATTTGATGTGGGTAATTGGGATATAAATCCCTGGGATAACATTGCTTATGGCCCTGACGGCTTGCCTACATATGATCCGGGCATCCTTGACACCATTTACGAAAGTAGATTCCTGGATATCTATTTGGGATTACGCCCAACTGATATCAATGTTGTGGGCGGCGAGTTTGTGGGGCCTTATGAAAGCCATGCACCAGAAGAACTGGTACCCGGATCTGAATTTGACACCATGGACTTCCGTGTGTACACTCGTCCGGGATCAGACTGGGCCGGAGACGGGCATGGATTTGCCTGGAAGATTGTGAAATGGGTATATGACAGCAATATCGCGTATACACAAAGTTTTGCGGGCATCATCCCTAATCCTGTACAGATACGTGTGACCAATCAGACACAGCGTCGAAGTCTCACACAAGACATAGCCTATACTGTGGATTGGGTGAATCAAGTGGTCACCATTGTGCCCAGCGAAGATTTTCCACCTGCAGCCAATGGCGATGCATTAGTAGTCGGTGTGTTTGGCATGGGCGGCGGAAATCAATTGTACAGAAACAGTTTCAATGGTGCAGACGTTGGCAACTACCTGAATATTCCTGTGGCAGATGTTGAAATCTTTGATATGGCGATCTTTGTGAATGGTGAGTTGATCAACACATACACATATGCAGCAGGTGGCAATAATACTACTGATATATTCTTTGTCACAACATACACTTCTTCAGATGAGATCAATGTCACTGCTATTGGCAACACCGACGGATCATTGACTTACACCTGGTCCACTCCGCAGACACAGAACTTTGTGAGTTTTGGCCAGCGGGAGTATAGATTAAACAATTCCATGTCGGGTACCAACATTGCCAATCTAATAGTGGAAATAAATGGCATTCGTGCAAGACCTCCTGAAGGCGCATTGTATATTGCTGATGGCAGCTCGGGATATGCGTTACCCAATCGTGGTGGATACAGTCTTGGACTGGTGTCGGACAATGATGTGTATGTGTGGGTAAACAATGAAAGACTTACATTAGGTAGCGATTATATTGTTGAGCCATACACCGGCAGTGACACAAGATATGTAGATATCTTTGTTGCTCCTAGCATCGGGTCCGAAGTGTTGATCAGCGTCACTACCAAAGCAGCTTATGTGATATTTGATGATAGCAGCAGTATAGATTATGATCTGGTGTTCCGCACAGCACCTATAAAGGGTGCCATTGTGAGTGTGACATCCTGGAACGACACAGCACAACAAAGTATAGTGACCTTGTTGTGGCAGGGTCCTGTGACCGAAGGTGCGGTGGTAACCGAACCATTTGACAGCACAGATTTTGACGTGGGCACAGTGACCAATGATCCGGGCAGTTTTGACTACACCGAAGGCGTGCAAGTGATCGTGAACGATTTTGAACTGGGACGAGCCATACCTGATCCCACCAGGATGTGGGTCACAAAAAACGGTGATCGTATTTTTTATGGTGATGATTACTTGATCATTGGTACAGAGCTGGTGATACATGGCCCAGTAATCAGTGACATCGACGTGGTAGTGGCTCAATTGTTTACAGATTCGGTAGTGCCCGAAGAGATGGAGTTCCGCATATTCCAAGACATGCGTGGAGTACAGGCAACATATCGCATGACTCCGGCAACTACTACTGTTTTGACACAACCGTTGCTCAAAGATCAAGACATCATCTATGTTGAAGATGCCGGTGCGTTGACGCAGCCCAACCTAGAAATCAACGTCTGGGGCATCGTCACCATTAACGGCGAGCGTATCATGTATCGTGTGCTGGACCTTGAAACCAATACAGTCAGCAGTTTGATGCGTGGAACAGCAGGTACAGCAGTGGCCGAACACGCTGTGGATTCCATTGTATACAATCTTGGACAGGGTAACTTGGCGCCTGACCAGTATCAAGATCACATCGTGTACACTAACACATTGGCAGATGGGTCTACTACAACATTCACAGCCGACAATATTGACCTCAGCGACTTGACTTTGAGTTTTGCCGAACAGGCTATATTGGTGTATGTTGCTGGATTACGGGCAAATACAGGATACACTATAGATTCAGTAGCACCTGCTACAATTACATTTGACACAGCACCCACAGCAGGATATGAGGTTTCTATTCGTGTACGTCAAGGATTGGGATGGTACGGCCCCGGAGTGTCTGAAGAGAACGGGCAGGCATTGCAAGTGACCCAAACTGAGGCCGCAAGGTTCTTTCGAGGACAAAATTAAGGTAAATAAAACATGCAGCAAAATCACAAGCCTCAACCACAGCCGCCAAAGCCTGCGGCTCGCCCAAATGAACGCGGTGCTATCGCAGTTTCGGGATTTTTGAAAATTTCGGATCCTGAAACCAAACAAGTATTTGTGGAGATACCAGCATGATGATACCGGTTCAAGTACAAGGATTTGTAAAGATACATGATCCTGTTAGTGGCGAAGTTTTTGTGGATAAAAAGAACGCTATCCACTACGAAAACATGAGTATCAGTCTTGCAGAAACTCTCAGCAACCGCACACTGGCACAAGGTGGTGGGTGGATTTATCTCATGGCATTTGGCAATGGTGGAAGTTCGGTGGATCCCACTGGTGTGATCACCTATTTGCCGCCCAACACCACCGGGGCCAATGCAGATCTTTACAACGAAACATATGCCAAAGTAGTAGATGACAATTCCGCGGCCGACACTGATGTGACCAACAATTACATGCAGGTGCTACACACATCTGGGCAAGTTTATACAGATATTCTGGTCAGTTGCTTATTGGATTATGGCGCCATACCTGGACAGCAAGCATTCGACAACAGTACCAATTTCAATGGGGAATATGTGTTTGACGAACTGGGACTTAAAGCAGTCACAGGAGAAGACCTCACTCAACTGCGTTTGCTGACGCATGTGATCTTCCACCCGGTGCAAAAGAGTCTGAATCGTCAGATCCAGATTGATTATACTGTGCGGATACAGACACTAACTAACCTGAGCACAGCATAAATATATGTAGATTAACAGGTAATAAATACCTGTAAGATTTGGAGCAAACATGTCATATACAATCACTCTCACCGATGGCGCGATTTTCGCAGTAATACCCGACGGTACCATCAACACTGATTCCAGCATGACCCTGGTAGGTAAAAACTACGCCGGTTATGGACAGTTTATCAACGATGATATCATCAGATTATTGGAAAATGGATCCAACACCACTGCACCTGGCACACCACTTGAAGGTCAACTGTGGTGGGATCAGACCACAGGCACTATGAAAGTGTACAATGGTACTGTATTCAAAGTGATTTCTGGCGCCACTGCGTCAAGCAGCGCCCCAACATCAAATGTACAAGGTGATCTATGGTGGGATACAACCAATCAACAACTTAATGTTTACGGTGGTGCCAGTGCTTTTGTGTTGGTCGGTCCGGCTTATACCGCAGGTACCGGTGTGACTGGTGCTATTCCTGCCACGATTACCGACATCAACAGTGTGAGTCATGTGGTTGTGGAACTGTACGTTGAAGATTCTATTGTGGGCATCATCAGCAAAGATGCATCGTTTGATCCACAAATTGCGATTCCAGGATTTGCATCCAATGTGCGCCCAGGCATCACACTGGCCACCACAGTTGGCGGAGTGGCTCAATACTTCCAAGGCACTGCCAACAATGCCAATACAATAGGTAATATATCTGCTTCGGGATTTGTACAAACCACCACTAACCAGACCATGACAGGTACCCTGGGTATCTTGAATGATTCAGGATTGAGTGTGGGTGCCAATCAGGATTTCCGTGCAAGCGTGACCGGGACAGATGTTTATCTGCGTAACCAGACACAAGACGGTAACATATATCTACAGATCAACGATGGCGGCGTCACAACCACCATGGTCACCATGTACGGTGCCAACAATATGACCGCAATACGTGGATCAACCACGGTGAACACAGCCGGTGGTGCTACTGCTATCGTGAATGGTGCTGGTAATGCTGTGGGCA